GTGAATCTGGACGCCTATCTCACCCGCTGGCAGGCGCACAAGGTGACTGGTGTTAGCCGGGATTCGATCGGGAAATGGCGGGCGCGGGGCTGGGTCGGCCAGGACGGGCAGCGTCGGCAGTTGCGGATCACCCGGCACGGCGACGGCACGTTGCGGTACCGGCTGGGCGACCTCCTTGAGGCTGAGCGGGACACGCGGATGTCCAAGCAATCGCCGCGCTACGCCCGGCCCGCCCCGCAGACGGCTACCACCTAGCTGTCCGCCCAGCATGCAGCCTTCCTGAACGGTGCGTAAGCCGGTCGATCGCCGCACTGGACCACGGAGGGTGAGGGTAGTAATTCGGGTGTCCCGAATACGTGTCGCGTGGGAGGGCTCGGACCGCCGCGCCAAGCTGCCGCCGAACTGGGACGAGTTGCGGGCCGCGATCAGGGATCGTGCTGGTGGGCGTTGCCAGGCCTTCGACAAGGGCGTCCGATGCTGGTCGCCGGGCACCGATTGCGACCACATAAAGCCCGGCAGTGACCATTCTTTAGGGAATTTGCAGTGGCTGTGCGCAGCGCATCACGCGCGTAAGAGTGCCCGCGAAGGTGCGCTCGCCCGCATCCCGCTGCGCCGTCCGCCGGAACCGCACCCCGGCATCCTCTGACGTCGCTTAGCGCGGTACATCGCGGTGTGCTGCCCCCGATGGCTTCGTCTTCCCGTCGGCTTCTTCGCCGCCCAGGCACCCGCCTCGGGCGGCTCTTTTGTTCCCAAACTCTGTCTGGAGTCGTTCTGTCATGACCAAGATCCCTGGCGTTCCCTTCGTCGAGGGCCGCAACGACTACACCGATGTCGACGGCAAGAAGTACGGCATCGCGATCCACAACACGAGCAACACGGCGTCCGACGAGGCGGAGGCGTCGTACGCGACCCGCCGCACCGACGGCGTCTCGTCTCACCTGTACGCAGACAAGGACTCAGTTATCCAGTCCCTGGACACCCGCGTGCGGGCCGGCCACGCCGGCTCTCGGCAGGGCAACGAGAACGCGATCGCGGTGGAGATCACCGGCAGCAACGGCATGTCCCGAGGTTGGTGGCTCGCGAACGTCGCCTGGGACATACTCGGCCGCGCGTTGGGCTGGCTGATCGTGCACGACCCCGACTACCGGGGTTTCCAGGTCGAGCGGGCGACCGTCGCGCAGATGCGTGTCAACCCGAAGATCAAAGCCTTGTACTCGCACGACGACATGCGCCGCGCCTGGGGCGGCACCACGCACACCGATCCAGGGCCGGGCTTCCCCTGGGACCGGCTGATCTCGGCGATCAACGCCGGGATCAAAGCCGCCGGCGGCACCAGCCCGCCGGCGAAGCCGTCCTCGGCGGTGCCGTCCTGGCCCGGCCGCACGTTCACCTACACGCCGGGTCATGCCGTGATGGAGGGCGCGGACATCGAGACCTGGCAGGAGCAGATGCGCCGCCGCGGCTGGACGATCAGCGCCGACGGCGCCTACGGCCCGCAGTCGCGCGAGGTCGCCATCAAATTCCAGCAGGAGAAGCGGCTGACGGTGGACGGGAAGGTGGGCCGGCAGACATGGACGGCCGCCTGGACCAAGCCGATCACGTGAACCTGCCCGGCGACGGCGGCTGGTACGACGTCAACGACGTCGACCGGCTGCACGCCGACCTGGCCGCCAATCCCCAAGCCACGGACCGGGCGATCGCACGACGACCCGCCCTCGCCGCCGCGCACCGCGATTGCGCTGTGTGCGCGCGGATCCGCGCCGCCGCCCCGACCCCCGCTGCGGGGCGGCGGCGCCGGATCAAAATGGTGCTGCGGCCCTCGCAACTGCACCAGCTGCTCGGCCTGCCATCCGGCCACGAGGTCGTCTTCGTCTATTCGGTTCCCGACCCGAACACGGTCGTGGTGCTGATCGAGGGCGACGACCTGGAGCCGATCGGCGAAGCCCAGCCGGCCCCGACCACCACGATCGGCCCGTAGCCGCATCCGCCCCTGTCCGCCGCGGTGCCCGCCATGGGGTGCGCGGCGAGGTCCCGTCACGGGGAATCCGGGGGGTGACTGCGATGCCACGTCCCGGTCCGGCCCCGAACCTGCGCCGTCATGGCCACGGCGGCGCCGACATGACGGATGTCGTCGACGAGCCCTATGCCGGCCCAGGTAGCGAAATGGAGCTGCCGGCCGAGGGTGGGATCGCCTGGTTCGCGCAGGTGCGGGCGTGGTGGGAGCAGGTCCGCACGATGCCGCACTGCGCGTTGTGGGCGCGAACCGACTGGCTGTTCGCGATCGAGACCGCGTATCTGAAGCAGGACTTCTGGGCCTCCTATTTCGCGGGCGAGTTGCACGCGACCAAGGCGACGGAGATCCGCCGGCGTGAGGACCAGATGGGCGTGACCCGGGAAGCCCGCCGCAAGCTCGGCATCCGCTACGTACCGGCGCCCGCCGTCCAACCCGCGCCGGCCGCCGATGCGGCCGGTGGGCCGGCAGTTGAGTTCGAGGCGGGTGAGGGCGAGACGGCGCCGAGCCTGCAGGAGACGCCGGCCCGGCGACGTCGGCTCGTCGCCGGGTAACCGGTCATGCCGCGCACGCTGGTGCGCGCCCCCGGCCACCAGCGGACCCGGTCGCTGGGCTGGCTCGCGATCGCCTTCATCGAGTTCTTCGTGTTGCAGGGCCCGGGCGCGGTGCAGGGGCAGCGGGTCCGCCTCGGTGACGAGTTCGCCGGGTTCATCCTCGACTGCTACGCCCTGGACCCCCGCGGTCGTCGCCTCTATGACGCCACCTTCCTGTCCCGGGCGAAAGGGTCGGCGAAGAGCGGCCTGGCCGGATTCATCGCCCTGTTCGAGGCGTTCGGGCCGGCCAGGTTTGGCGGGTTCGCCCAAGGTGGCGAGGTCTACACCGACCCGTGGGGTCTCGGCTTCACGTACGTGTACGAGCCGGGCGAGCCGGTGGGTGTCCCGGTGCACGTGCCGATCCTGCGCGTGATGGCCACCGAGGAAAACCAGACCGGCCTGGTTTTCGACACGATCCACTACAACCTTACCGACGAGGACGCCCTGCTCTCGCGGGTGCCGGGCGTGGACGCCGGCCGGACCCGGATCTACCTGCCCGGCGGCGGCGAGATCTCCCCGTCGACCAGCGGAGCATCCTCCAAGGACGGTGGCCGCGAGACCTGGGTCTGCTTCGACGAGAGCCACCGCTACAACACGCGCGAGCTGCGCGACATGTACGCGACCGTCACGCAGAACCTGGTCAAGCGCAAGAAGAGCACCGAGACCTGGTTCCTCGAGACGACTACGATGTTCGCGCCGGGTGAGGACTCGGTCGCCGAGGTCACCTACCGCGAAGCCGAACTGATCCAGGCCGGCCGTAAACGCGGCCGGGTCCGGCTACTGGTCGATCACCGGTGGGGCGAATGCGCTGACCTCGCCGACGAGCCGGCGCTGCGAGCGGCGATCGTCGACGCGTTCGGCGACGCCATGCAGTGGAACGATCTCGACGGCATCGTCGACCAGATCTACTCGCTGCGCGCCGACCCGGCGAATTCGCGCCGGTTCTTCCTGAACGCCGAAACCAGCCGGTCGGACGCGTGGCTGACCGCCGCCGAGGTGGGCGCGCTCGCCGACGCGACCAAGCAGCTCGCCGACCGGGACGTGGTCACGCTCGGCCTGGACGCGTCTCTGACGGCGGACTCCACCTGCCTGGTGGCCTGCCGGGTCGCCGACGGGCATCTTGAGCTGATCGGCTACTGGCTGCCGGCCGACTTCCCCGACGGGCGCATCGACCGGGTCGCGGTGGACGCCGCGGTCGCCGCCGCGATGGCCCGGTACAAGGTCGTGGGCATGTTCGCCGACCCGCCCTTCATCCAGGACTACCTCGACAAGTGGGGCAACCAGTTCGGCGACAAGATGAAGGTCCGGGCCTCCGCGTCGCGCCCGTTCGACTGGTGGACCAACCGGCCCCGAGCGATGGTGTCCGCCCTCGAACGGTTCGCCGAAGCCGTCCGCTCGCGGACCATCTCGTACACGCCGCCGCCGGACGACCCCCTCGCGCAGGAAGGGAGTCTGGCGGTGATCCTGCGCCGGCACCTGCGTAGCGCCCGCCGCCGGCCGTCGCGGGCCGGCCTGCAGATCGGGAAGGCCTTTCAGAAAAGCCCGGACCGCATCGACGCCGCGATCGCCGCGGTCCTCGCGTACGAGTGCCGGGCCGCAGCGATCGCAGCCGGAGTGAGCACGAAACCGAAGCGGCCGTACCGCGCCCGTCGCATCCGATAGTTAGGCCGGGCGATCCGGTGGTTGGCCCGCAAATCACAGGTATTGACGGATCGAACGGGGGTCGCAGGTGTTGCGATGGGCCTACTTCGGGCGTCCTCGGCGGGTGATCAGCCACTGGGCGATTTTCAGGGCCCGTTCCCGGCTCGACTCGTCGTCGCCGCTGACCGCCGCCCTGACGCAGATGATCATGCAAATGATTCTGGCCACCACGGGTAGCGCCGTTACAACCAGTAGCCCGGCGACGGCCCATGCCGGCGCTGGCGTGTTCTGGATCAGGGTGGTGAGGTATCGGTCGAACTGCACGGCTGCTCCCTTGGCTGGTGGGAGCAGCGTTTAGGCAGCGACTACCCCCGCGGATGGTTGGCAGATCCGCGGCAGGTTGGGACCACGAGGCTGACGCCGTCGCGAGGTCACTTGATGGCCTGGTGGGTCGGGGGGCTCGGGCAGTGGAGCCAGCCACGCGGTCGTAAGGGCCGCTGCGGCAAAGCGCGCGAACACGTGGCCGCCCCGGGTGTCGGACACCCCGGTAGAGCGCTGGGCGAGGGCGCGAACCAGCCGTCTCAACACGCTGCGTAGCATGCCGCCGACCGGTGAAATGTCGGACGTCCGTCGCACGGTGATGGACGTCCGACATCGCTCACACAGATTCGTGTGTCGATCGGCGAGATCACGAAGCATGCGCATACCGTGCACAAACGGCATGGACACGCGCACCAGTACTGGGCTGGACATCATCCAGGGCTCGCCATCCGGACGGCGCGCAGCGAGTGTCCTTGGCGGCTGCGTCAGCATGGCCAGCCCAGCGAGCATCGACGATTTGCCGGAGCCATTCGGGAGACTGATCATGTACGGCGCCGGCTGCGGCGATCGCCACCGCGAAGGGCTCGTGACCAATATCTGGCGGATCTCGAGTACTCGGCCGAGGTCGATGCCCTGCTCGAGTAGGCCATCAACGCGGACGCGGACTTCATCGGCGCGCCGCGCGAACGACGAGCGAGCCGCCATCTCCTGCGGGCGGTCTACCGTGCCAAGGTCGACGTGGCCGAGGAGTCCGCGTTTCGTCCCAGCAATCCACGAATCCGCAGTGGATGTACCGCTGCGCACTGGCTGGGCGTGCTCAGAGGCGCGCTCTCGATCACTGCCGTGATCGTGCCAGGTCGTCACGGCCGTAATCCTAACCATCCATAACAAAGTTCGCGGCTCGCCGAACTCGGTGGTGCCGTCTGGCCCGCCGAGCACGGGGTTTCGGTGGACCGGCCCGACTGCCGACGGTACGCAGCCTCAACCGGAAGATCATCAAGTTCGGGGCGGGTGGTGGGTGAGTGCCGATCGACGTGAGCATCCGCTACTCGCCCGGGTGGTGGATGGATCGCCTGTTTACCAAGCTGAACGATCGGGCCCGCCGGCGGCGGCTGGCCCTGTTGCACGACACCTACCGGGGTGAACCGCCGTTGCCGGTCGGCGCGGACAACGTGCGGGAGATGTACGTGGCGTTCCAGCGCCTGGCCCGCAGCAACTACGCGCAGCTGTGTGTGAGTGCGGTCTCGGCGCGGATGACACCGACCGGGTTCCGGACCGCGGTGGCCGACGGGCAGACCGGCGACGTGCTGGCCGCGCAGGTGTGGAAACGCGCCGGCCTGGCGGTGGTCGCCGCCGACGCGCACGACAAGATGCTCAACTTGGGCGAGGCGTATGTGATCGTCGGGCCCCTCGACGACGAGACCGGCGCCCCGGTGGTCACCGTGGAGGACCCCCGCCACATCGTCAGCGAGCCACACCCGACCAACCCGGTGCGGCTTCGTGCGGTGCTCAAAGTCGTCCGGGACGACCTCGAGGGCGAGGACCGCGCCTACCTCTACCTGCCCGGGGAGATCTGGGTGGCGCGACGCACCGCCGCCTACGCCGCCCGCACACTGGGTGTCCCCGGGATCGCCTGGAGCCCGAAACAGTGGCAGTGGGTGCCCGAGCGGTCCGGCCGCACCGGCATCACCCGGCTGCCGGTCGTCCGGTTCGTGAACAAGGACGCGATGGGCGAGTACGAGGCACACCTGGACCTGCTGTTCCGGATCAACCATCAGACCTTGCAACGCCTGGTCATCGCGACTATGCAGGCGTTTCGGCAACGGGCGGTGATGGGCCTCGACGACGTCGACGAGAACGGCGACCCGATCGACTACTCGGACTTGTTCGTCCAGGATCCGGCCGCGCTGTGGCAGCTGCCCGACGGCGCGAAGATGTGGGAGTCCGCCACCGTCGACCTGCGCCCGATCCTCGACGGGGTGAAGGCGGACGTGACCGAGTTCGCTGCGGTCACCCAAACGCCCATGTACATGCTGCAACCCAGCGGGGTCAACCAGTCCGCCGAGGGCGCCTCGGCGCAGAAAGAGGGCCTGCTGGTCAAGTCCCAGGACCGCATCGACCGGACCACGATGCCGTGGGCGCAGGTCATGGCGCTCAGCTTCCACCAGCTCGGCGAGCCCGCCCGCGCCGACCTGTCCAAATTGGAGACGTTGTGGGCGTCCCCGGCCCGGCTGTCGCTGTCCGAGCGCGCCGACGCCGCGACCAAGGCCGCGAACGACATCCCGCGCAGGGTCCGGCTCATCGACATCTGGGGCTACAGCCCGGATCGGGCCGACGAGCTGGAAAGCGAATGGGACGAGGAAGAGCTACGCGCGGCGCAGCTGGCCGCCGCCGCAGGCCAAGCCGCCGCCGGTGGTTCGGGCGTGGACGACACGCTGCCGCCGCTGGACGGGCTGACCACGGCCGCGGTGACCCAGACCGGACAGGCGGTGGCATAGATGCCCGGCCCGGACGGGCAACTGACCCGCGCCGAACTCGCCCAGCTCGCCGCGCTGATCACCGCGCAGGCCGCCGCCCGTGACCAGCTCACCCGCGCCACCGTCGCCGCCACCCAGGCCCGGCTGCGCACGTTTCGCGGCTGGTGGCGCCCGGCCGACATCGCGCAGCTGGTCGCGCAGCTACTGCGCCTGGTGCAGCCGGCACAACGCCGCCTGGCCCGGCAGACCGACGCGTATCTGGCCCGATCCACCAGCCTGATCCTCGGCCGCCGTCTCGGCCCGGTCGGCGCCGTCGACATCACCGGCCTGCGTCGCGCGCTCGGCCCGAGCACCCTGGCCGTGCTCGCCGACGCCGACCCTCACACCGGGCCGGGCGCCTCTCCGCCGTTACTCGGCCGCGACGCCGAACGCGCTACCGGCGACACCGCCCGAGCGCAGACCTCGGCGCTGGATCCGGGTGTCCCGTACGAGCGGTTGGCCAGCCAATACCGCTACCAGGTGGTCAACGGCAGCACGGAGCCCGACGCCTCCGCCAACGCCGCGCAGCGCGCCGCGGCGGTGGTGCGCACCGATTTGAGCCTCGCGCACCGCGCCCAGGCCCAGCGTTTCTTCAGCCGCAGGCAGGTCAGGACCGGGTTCCGGCGGGTGCTGCGCCCGGAACTCGGCTCCGGTGGGCCGCCGTGCGGGCTGTGCGTGGTCGCCGCGGACCGGGTCTACGGCTACCGGCAACTGCTGCCGCTGCACCCGGGCTGCCGTTGCGAGGTCGTCGCCGTCGGCGACACCGCCGACCCCGGCTTGACGCTCAACGCCGACGACCTCAAACACCTCTACGGCGCGGCGGGCAGCAACACCGCCGAGGACCTTCGCCGTATCCGGGTCCAGATCACCGAGCACGGCGAGCTCGGCCCCGTGCTCATCGACGCTGACCAGCACTTCCGCGGCCCCAGCGACGTCGCCCGAACCCTCGCCGACCGGGCCGCCTGACCCCGGCGCCGGCCCCGCCCCGTGTCTGACCCGCCCCGGCTCTCGGGCCCGGGCTGCTTTCGCCATGCCTGCCACAGGCCCGCACCCGACAAGGGAGACCTCCGTGACCAGTCCGACGCCGTCCGAACCGACCGCCCCGACACCGCCTGTCCCGTCCGTGACCGCCCCGCCCACACCCGCGCCGCCCCCGGCGGCGCCGTCCGCCCCGGTAGCGGCGCCTGCCGCGGTGGTCGGGGAGCACGGCTACCCGGAGCGGACCCCGCTCGAGCAGATGACCACCGAACAGCAGGTCGCCTACTGGCGGCACTTCGCCCGCCGCAACGAAGACCGCATCAAGGCGATGGGCGACTACGAGGCGCTGCAGGCCAAAGCCTCCGCCCATGACCAGTTCCTCGCGGCGAACCAGTCGCAGCAGGAGAAGGCCGTCGCCGCGGCCCACCAGAGCGGCCGGACCGAGGCGCTTCTACAGGCCGCCCCGGCGCTGGTCGACGCCCACCTGCGCGCCGCGATCGGCGCACGGCTGCTGCCCGACCAGATCACCGCCTTGCTTGCCGGGATCAACCCCGGCCAGTTCCTTGGCGCCGACCAGATCACCGTCAACACCGACACCATCGCCGCGTTCGTCGGCGCCATCCTCCCCACCCCGGCACCCGCCCCCGCGGTGCCGCCGACGACCCCGACACCGGCCGCCCCAGGGGTGGGGCCGGGACCGTTGGTCGGGTTGCCGCGCGCCCTGCCCGACTACGGCCAGGGCGCCACCGGCGAGACCCCACTGTCCGGGCTCGCCGCCGGCCGTGCCGCCGCGCAGGCCCGCTTCGCAGCCCGCCGCGCCGCCAAGCCCGCGGCCGCGCAGCCCTGACCTTCGCTCGGCCGCTGAGCCGACCTACCGCAAGGAGCATGCCGGCATGGATCTCTCCCTCCGAAAGACCGTCTACCAGAGCGAGGACCGGTCCTGGCTCGCGTCTGCGCACGGCACCGACGCCACCGAGTCCATCACCGTCTACACGCCTGGATTCACCAGGGCGCTGCACTACCCCGACGGGTTCATCCCGTCCGGGATGCCGTTCGCGCTGATCACCTCCGGGCCCGGCGCCGGCGGCTACGGCCCGTACAACCCGGCCCTGACCAACGGCCAGCAGAAACTCGCCGGCCACCTGTTCAGCGCCGTTCCGGTCCGCGACGACCCGCCGGCCACGATCGGCGCCGCCCTGCACTGGCACGGCTGCGTGCTGGTTAGCCGGCTACCCGCCAACCACGGCCTGGACGCGGCGGGCATCGCCTCGATCACCACCATCCGCTACCGGTAAGGACGGCCACCCCTGTGACGATCACCTACGACGTTGTCGAACCCGCCGTCCTGACCGGATACGTCCGGGAAGTGCCAGGCCCGGCGACCTACACCCTCAACCAGTGGCTTCCGGACGAGACCATCCCGGACATTGAAGCCGCCTTCGACACGGCGATCAAGAAGAACTCGGCGGCCAAGTTCCGGGCCTTCGACGCGGAAACCCCCGTCGGAAACCGGCCGGGTTTTGAACGCAGCAGGGTCGCTCTCCCGCCGCTGGGCCAGAAGACCGCAGTGGGCGAGGAAGAGCGGCTCAAACTCGAACGCGCCCGTTCCGGCGGTGACACCTCGGGCGCCATGGTCGACGCGGTCTATAACGACGCCGAGATCAACACCGGCGCCGTGCTTGCCCGGATGGAACTCGCCCGCGGTGACGTGCTCACCGACGGCCGGTTCACGTTGGCCGGGGAGAACGGGTTGACCCTGGAAGCGGACTTCGGGGTGGCGCCCTCGCACCTGCCCGTCGCCGTCACGTCCTGGCTTGACCACACTCTGTCCGATCCCTTCGAGGAAATGCGGGGCTGGGCCGATCTCTATGTCGACGACGCAGGCGAGCCCCCGGCGTGGGCGCTCACCAGCCGCGCGGTGATCGGGCACATGCTGCGCAACGAGAAGGTCCGCCAGCTCGCCGCAGGCAGCGGCGTCACCCCGTCGATGATCAGCCGCGCCCAGCTCAACCAACTGCTCGAATCGTTCGAACTGCCGCAACTGGTCGCCTACAACACGCTGATCGACGTCGACGGGATCGCCACCAGGCCCGTCCCGGCCGACCGGATGGTGTATCTGCCGCAGGATCCCCGCACGCTGGGCGTGACCTACTGGGGCATCACCGCCGAGGCCCTCGAACTGGCCGGCGGCAGCAACCCGCAGCTCACCTTCGAACAGCTGCCAGGCCTGGTCGGCCTGGTCATGCGCGATGGGGATCCCGTGAGGACGTGGACCAAGGTCGGCGCGGTCGGCATGCCCGTCATCGGCGAGCCCCGACGGCTGCTCACCGCCCGGGTCCTGTGATGAGCACTGGACGGCGGCTGGCCACGTGGGTCGTGCTCGACGGCACGGCGTACGGGCCGCACAGCGACCTGTCCGCCGAGCATGCCGCCCGGATCACCAACCCACTTGCCTGGTGCGACGACCCGCGGGGCCACGAGTCGGTGGTCGAACCGGCAGAGCCGGATCTGACCTTCCCGGCACCGGACGGCTCGTCGCCGGTTCCGCCGCCACGAGCGGGGAAGGGATCCGGCGTCGAGGCGTGGCAAGCGTTCGCGTCGCGCCACGGCCTTGCTGTCGAGGTGGACGCCGACCGGGCGGCGATCATCGCCGCGTGTGAACGCGCTGGCTTAGTCGAGTGCCCAACCAGTTAGACACGGCGCTGAACTACTGCACATCCAGCACCGGAGCGGTCTCCACGTCATCGGCTGCGTCGTCGTCGGCGTACTCCCAATGGGCCATCGGCCGGAAGATGAGGCCCTCGGACGTCCGCGCCTGCTCGATCCTTTCCAAGGTGTAGATGTACGCCCTGCCGTCGTCGGCGTAGTGGAAATCCTTGAGCCGGCAGACGAGGTAGTCGAGGTTCTTAAGACTACCAAAATTGGCGTCGGCGAACTCCGGGTCGTCGCGCCAACGTGTATCGCGAAGCGGGTTGGGAATGACGATCCCGCAGACCATCGGTCGTTCGTGGAGGTAGCTGGGAGTGGTCGCCAGTGCGTACGTCTCGCTGATACTGCGCATCCAGTCCGGAACCCACATCGACGAGACTGACCGCTTACAGCGTGGCCGGAAATAGACCTCGTCGTGAACGCCGATGGACCGGCACAGCTGCAGGAGCGGATTGAGGTCGAGAGGGATCCCTTGAAGTTGGAAACTGAGCACGGTTTCCTGGGCCCATCGTGTCGCTTCGGCGGAGATTTTCGATGTCAGGGAGTAGAAGCCGCCTGGACAGTTGTCTACATAGCAGAACTCTTCGCTGTGGTGCGCCTTCCGGGTTTCTGCACGTTGTTGCCAGCGGGGAAGTTCGGTCGCGAACGCGGCCGCCCCGAAGCCGTGCCAGATGGTGGACATCTGCTGGATGCTCCAGCAGGCATCGGGCGAGGCCCACCCGAGATCGGCGAGCCTGGACAGCAGGTCCAGGATTCCGTCCTGACTGAGAATCGGCAGGGAGACATCGAGGGTGACGCCGTTTCCGGGCGCGGCAACCCAGTCGATGTCTTGCAGCTCGTGGGCGAAGGTGAGCTTGCCGAAGTCGCCGCCGAAACTGATGACCGGGGTCGGTTCCTGGCTGTCGAGAACGAACTGGATCGGTGATTCGGGCAGGGAAGGATGCGTGGCTTTGCGCTGGCGGCGTGTCGGCTCGTCGACCAGCGCCTTACCGTCGACGAGTAGCGCCTCTCGCTTTTCCCACAAGAGCTCGAGAAGCCGGTCGGACGGCGACCGGATGAGGCTGCGTAGTTCGTTGCCGGACAGGAGCAGGATCGGTTGTTCCCGCCGGTCGGCGACATCGGAGATCGCGGCCCCGGAGAAGCCCTGCATGCTGATCATCAGGCCCGTGGCGCCGAACGTACGCCGGAGCCGGGAACGCAGGGAATCGACCGCGTCGATGTCAGCCTTCGCCGAGCGCCATTTGCACTCGATGAGGTAGCTCTGGTTGCCTCTGCCGGCGAGCAGGTCGGTCTGCCTGGGCCGCGCCGCGCCCGGGTTCTTCTGGACATCGAAACGGTTTGCCCGGAACATGCCGGCGACCAGATCCTCGAAGAGACGGCCACGGCGTGCTGCGTTCTTTTCCTCATCCAACGATTTCAGAGCCGCGCTCAGGTCTGGCTCATTTTCGTATAGCACTGTTCGCCTCCGCAATTTCGCTGACGAGGCTACCGGCAGGACCGGCCGGTAGCGACAAGCAGCCTGGGACGGCACAGCGGGGGTAGGTGTGGACGTCGGCGACACGATCGCGATCACCTTCACTACCACCCCGGGAGCCACGGTCACCGCCACCTGGTCACGGGAAGACGGTACGACCGTGCTCGACAGGGCGTTGATCGCCGAGTCACCGGTTGGCAGCGGCCAATACCCGGCTGCCTTCACTGGCGATACGGCAGGGCTGTGGCAGGCGCTGTTCCGGGCCACAGGCACCACCGCCGCGGTGGAGCCATACTTCGTCCGGTTCCGCGCCCTCGAGGGTCCGCTGCCCCTAGCCACGGTCGACGAATACGCCGAACTGTTCGGACCACTGTCCGCGGCACGCGCGAGCCTTGCGCGGGCCCTGCTGCGCAGCGCGTCCCAGTTGGTCCGCGACGCGCACCCCACGGTAGACGAGCGGATCGACAACGGCAGACTCTCCGTTGGCACCGTCGCCCTGGCGGTGCTGCAGATGACCGCGAGGGTCTTGCGCAACCCGAACGGGTTGCGGTCGGAATCGACCGGCCCGTTCACCCGCGCCTACGATCCCGACCTGGCCAGCGGCATGCTCGCACTCACCGAAGCGGAAGAGGCGATGCTCGCCGGCGAACGACCGGCCCGGCGCCGGGCCGGCACGATCTGGACCCGCCCGGGACTCGGAGCCAGCCGTGTTCCCCGGTAACACCGAGCCGATCACGATCATCACGCCGGCCGGCCGCGACCCGTACGGGGACCCGCTGCCCGGTGGCGCGCAGACCGTGGTCGAGGGCTGCCTGTTCGCTCCCGGCATGTCGACGGAGATGGACATCAACGCCAGCCACCTCGTGGCGGATGGCATCGTGTTCGCCCCGCCCGGCACGACGGTGACCGCCACGGACCAGGTCCTCGTCCGCGGGTTGCTCTACGAGGTAGCCGCAGCGCCGCGGGTCTGGCTCGACGCCCTGGTCGAGATCCCCGTCCGAAGGGTCACCGGCTGAGCGGCACCCGCCGCGCCGACAAGTGGAGGTGGGTGCCGATGGTGACCCGGGTCAGCGTGCGGTTCGTCCTGGACCGGGCGGGGATCGCCGCGTGCGCGGTCGGTCCGGAACTGCGCGACGCGGTACACGCCATCGCAGCATCGGCGCTGCCGTACGCGGAGATGATCTCCCCGGTCGACACCGGCGACTACGCCACCTCCTGGGAGGTCGTCGACACGATCGTCGCCGACATCGGCCACCCGGCGATGCCCCGGGTCGCCGCGCAACTGGCGAACACCAGCGGGCACGCGGTCCTGGTCGAGGTGGACACGCCGAACAGTCCCGGCCGGCACATCTTGTCCCGGGTCCTCGACTGGATCGACGTGCTCGGCCGCAGCGGGTCAGCGCCGTGACCACGCCGCCGCGGTTCCCGGATATCCACCGCGTGTTGATCAATGTCCTGGAGGTCCTCGCCGGCGGGCCGGAGCATCTCGGCACCCAAACCCCGGCCGACCTGCAAGATCGGTTGCCGTTCGTCCGGGTCCTGCGACGCGGCGGGCCGAGCGACCGGCTGTCCGACTACCCCCGGGTGGAGATCGACACGTTCGGCGCGACCTACACCGAGGCGGAGCAACTCGCCGCTGTGGTCCACGAATACCTGACCGGCATCCGGCTGCGGGCCGACGGTGCGGTCGTCGACCGGGTCGCCGTCGACCAGGCGCCGGTCGAGCTGCCCTGGTCCCCGCAGGTGCGCCGGTTCCAAGCCCGTTACCTGTTCGTCTGCCGCCGCATCCGGGCGTAGTAGCCCGTCTGATCCGTCGTCGCCCGCGTGCGTGTGGGCGCTCTGCCTTGGGGAGGTGAGCGCCGTGTCGTATGCGGCGTTGCAGGACAAGAAGCAAGAACTCATTCGCAAGTCGCTCGACGGCAGCGTGTTCGTCGCCGCGACCAGCGTGCCGTCGCTCGGCGCGATCACCACGACTGGCGGGGAACTTGTCACCCTGCCGGCCGGGTGGGCCGATTTGGGGCACCTGAGCAGCGATGCCGCCTCCTTCGCCCGCGCGATCGACGTCGCGAAGGTCAAAAGCTTCGGCTCGACGGAATCGACGCGGGAGGACATCACCAGCGATGTCATCACGATGGCGATCACCGCCCAGGAGACCCGGCTACAGACCATTGGCCTGTACACCCAGGCCGACCTCGCCGCGATCAAGGCGACTGCCGGGACCGGTGAGGTCGCGATCGCCAAGTCCGACCGGCCCAAGACCCGCGACTACCGCCTGCTCGGCCTGTTCGTCGACGAGAACGAATACGGGGAAATCTACTTCGGACGGTATATGCCCCGGGCCCGGGTTACTGATCTTGGCGAACAGAAGATGGGCGAGGGCGACGACCCGATCAGCTATCCGCTGACCTTCACCGGTTACAAGGACACCGCGGTCGGGTTCTCGCATCGCTGGCACTGGGGCGGTCCCGGCTGGCGCGCCCTGCTCGCCTCGATGGGCATCGAGGAGGCCACCGCCTGAGCTCGTGCCGCAAACCCCTGCGGCCGAGGTGCGCGCTCTCGCCCTCTTCTTCACCTCCTCGTCTTCTTGTTCTGCGATGGGAGTCATCGGCATGGCTGTTTCTGCCCGCCGTCGCGGCAGTACCGACCACGACCCGGATCCGGCGCCGCTGGGCGCCTACGTCAAGCCCGGCCCGGACGGGCAACTCCTGCGCCGCACGGCCGCGACCCCGTCCGAGGCGGTCGCCCTAGTCTTCGACGGCTGGCAGCCCGACACCACGGCTCCTGCCACCACCGCCGCAATCCCTGCCCCCGCTCCGGCGGCGGCCGGGCCGCACACCGCACCCACCACCTGACCGTCGCGCCGCGCATGGCGCTGCCTTTGTTTGAGGAGACACCGCAGGATGACCAGCACTGACACCCCCTTCACCGGCACTGACCCGTTCACCGGCACCGGCGCCTTCGCCGATGGCCACGCCACGTACGTCCCGCCCGCGGCGGCCGCCGCCGCGTATCCGAGCGTCGATGCGTTTCGGGTACCCGATCCGTCTCCGACCACGCTGGCCGCCCGGCCTGTGGATAACGGTGTGGACAACGAGGTGGTCGTCGACCTCGACGCCTACGAGAAGCCGGACAAGAAGCCGCCGTTCGGGTTCTGGCACGACGGCCGCAAATGGCGGATGCGTGACCCGGGTGACGCGGACTGGCAGCAGCAATGGGCCGCCCGCCAGGATCCGCGGCTGATGATGCGGCTGCTGATCGACCCGGCGCAGCGCGACGACCTGTTCTCCCGGGAGATGTCGGCCGACAAACTCGCCTACCTGATGGGCCTGTACCGGGAGCACTACGGCCTGGACGCCAACCCGGCCGGTGACCAGCCGCTCTGAGCGGCGCCCGGGCGGCCTGCCGCTGGAGAGCGCCGACGCCGAGCGTCCGCACCAGCACCTCGTCGCCCGGGTGCGGGGCCGGCTGATCCGGTTGCGGCATGCCGCAACCGTGCCGTGGGGCCAGCTGCTGCAGGCGTCGAGCAACTGGTGGGCGTTCGTCGCGGTGCTGGTGCCCGCCGACGCCCGCCAGCTGGTCGGGTCGCTGTCATGGGATCAGATGGCACATTTGGTGCGCGTCTACCGTATCCATCACGGTCTGGGCACCTGTGCCGTCGATGATCAGCGCCTCGCCGGCCTGATCGCCCGGTACGGGCGGGCGATCGAGCAGGACCTCGCCGGCCGCGGTATCGAGCTGCTCGCGTTGTGGCAGCAGCGCCGCTGGCGGTGCCTGCTGTCTCTGGTCGACGCGCTGCCCCGGCACTCCGCCTACGTCGAAGCCCTCTGCGACGACGACGAACTCGCCGAGTACCTGCTGACCGCCGAGACATCGGCGGCCGACCGGGCCTGGACGCCGTTGTCGCAGTACACGCCAGAGCTGGAGATGGCCACCAACCTCTACGACCGGCTCGGTGAACTGATCCAGGCGGTCACCGCCTCGGCTGGGGCGCGCCCACCCAAGATTCGGCCATATCCGCGGCCGCGGACCGCCGCCGACCGGATCCGGCACCGCCGCGCGCAGGACCGGCACCGCACCCTGGTCGCCCGGATGCTGCCCGACGGCCCGCAACCGGCGCCCGCACCATCGCTCCCCCCGCCTCCGGTGCGGGCGGCCGGCGACCCGCTACCGCCGCATCCCCGCTGACCTCTCTGGCCGGGGCGGTGATCCGTGACCTACAACGCGGGCACCGCCCACCTGCAAATCGTCCCCTCGTTCCGTGGGATCGAGGACGAGCTGGCCCGATTCTCCCGCAGCCTCGGGCAGAAGATCGCCAAGAGTCTCGACGGCACCCTCGCGCCGGGACTCGCCGACGCCGTACGGCAGGCCACCGACGACGTGCGCCTCGACGTCGACAAGGCGGGCCGCAAGACGGCCGGCGTGCTCGCCGACGCGTTGCGACGGCGCACGGAGGCCGCGTTCAAGGCCATCCCGGGGGTGGAGATCACCGCGGACTCGTCCGACGCGGACAGGGAAGTCGACGCGATCCGGCGGGAGCTGGCCGAGCTGCACGACCAGCGCATCGGGATCGACATCGACGAGGTCGCCGCGATGGCCAAGCTGCTGCAGCTGGAACACCGCCTCAAGCAGATCACCGCCGGCAACTACTCCGTCGAGATGAACGCCGGCACCGACGCCGCCCGAGCGCAGCTCGCCGGGTTCTTCGAAGACGTCAAGACCGAGCAGCAGAAGGCCGCGGACGCGGCCGCGAAACAGGCCGCCGCCGACGCCGCCAAAGCCGCCCAACGGGCCCGCGAAGCCGCCCAACGGGCCGCCGAACAGCAGCAGAAGGACGCCAAACGGGCCGCGGAGAAGGCCGCCGACGACGCCCAACGCGACGCGGAGAAAGCCGCGCAGAAGGCCGCCGACGCGTACGCGCGCACGTTCGCCGGGCAGATGCAGACCGCCATGCGGCAGGCGACGACCCGCATACCAGATGTGCAGCTGGGCGTGGACGCCAGCGACGGGGAAAAGGCACTCGCGCAGATCCGAGCCGAACTCGCGGCGCTGTCACGAGCCCGGATCGGCGTCGACATCGACGAGGCGACCGCACTCGCCGCGATCGCCTTCCTGAAGCAACGCCTCGAGGACCTCTCGCACAGCGACCCGAACGTGGCGGTCCGGGTCGACGCCGCCGCCGGCGCCGCCGAACTCACCGCGGTCATGGCGCTGGTGTCGCGGGTCGACGGCGACGACGTGAACATCGACGTCAACGTGGACACCGACCGGGGCATCGCCGGGCTCACCTCCCTGTCGGATGCCACCCAGGTCAACATGTCGCGCCTGGCCGCATTGATCGCGCTCGGCGCCTCGCTCGGCACCGCCATCGTGCCCGCCGCCGCGGCGGCGGCCTCGGCGATCGGGTTCATCGGCACCGCCGCCGCGGCCAGCGTCACCGGCGTCGGGGTGCTCGTGCTTGGCTTCTCCGGCATCTCGGACGCGGTCACCGCGCTCGGCCAGCAGGCCGACCAGACCACCTCGTCGCAGGCGTCGCTGTCGCGTGCGTCGTCGCAGGTCGCCACCGCCACCGACGCGATCACCAGCGCCGAACGGCAGCTGCGCTCCGTGCGGGCGCAGAACGCCGACGCCGCCCGCCGCGCCGACCAAGAGGTCGAACAGGCGGAGATCAGCCTGGGCCAGGCGCAACTGGCCGAACGCCGCGTCCAGGCCGACCTCACCCAGGCCCGCGAAGAAGCCCGCCGCGCGCTGCACGACATGGCGCTGGCGGTCGAGGACAACGCGCTGCGGCAACGGCAGGCCACCCTGGACGTCGCCGACGCAAAGGAAAAGCTCGACACCCTGCTGGCGAACCCGCGGGCCACCGACCAGGAACGCGAACAGGCCCAGGTCACCTACGAGCAGGCCCTGCACCAGCAGAAACAACTCGGGATCGAGGCCCAGCGGCTGGCCGCCGACCAGCAGGCCGCGGCCAAGAAGGGCGTGGACGGCTCCGAGCAGGTCACCGCCGCGCAGGACCGCATCACCGCCGCGACTCGCCAGGTCGCCGACGCCCAACGCCGCCTGGCCGACGCGGTCGCCGCGCAAACATCCCAGCAGCGGCAGGCCGCCGACGCCCTCGCCGGCGCCCAGCAGCAGGTCGTCTCCGCGCAACGCTCCCTGCAACGCGCGTACACCAGCGCCGGGACCGCCGGCGGGGCGTCGATCAACAACGTGCGAACCGCGATGGCCAAGCTGTCGCCGGTCGGCCGCGAATTCGCGACGTTCATCTTCGGGCTCCGCGACGAGCTGTTCGACGTACGGGCGGCCGCCGCCGACGGACTGCTGTCCGGCGTTCAGGACGCGATCGAGCAGGTCCTGCCGGTGCTACCGCCGCTGATCCGGTTCGTCGGCGACGTGTCCGACGAACTCGGCTCCCTCGCCCGACAGAGCGTCAAAGAGTTCAAGGACCCGACCTGGCAGCGCCTGTTCACCTATATCGCGCAGACCGCGGTGCCGACCATCGAGCAGCTGTTCCGGATCGGCGCGAACCTCGCCAAGGGCACCGCCGGGCTGTTCCTGGCGTTCACCCCGCTGACCGGGGATGTCGCGGACGGGATCCTGAAAGTCTCGCAGCGCTTCGCCGACTGGGCCACCACCCTCGGCAAGAACCCGCAGTTCCAGCAGTTCCTGGCCTACGTCCGCGACGCCGCACCGGACGTGATCAACCTGCTCAAACAGGTCGCTGTGTTCGGTGTCAAGCTCGCTCAGGCGGCCGCCCCGACCGGCGAGGTCGTCATTCAGATCTTCACCCAGCTCTTCACGTGGCTGAACAAGATCCCGACAAACGTCCTGAAGGTCCTGGTCGGCGCGATCGCCGGAATCGCCGCCGGGTTGAGCGTCCTGTCCGCGGTGACCGCCGCGTTCGCGTTGGGCTGGGCCGGCGTGATCGTCGGCGGGATCGCGGCGATCGTCGCCGGCGCCGCGATCCTGTATCAGACCGTCGCCCCGTTCCGCGCCTTCGTCGACAGCCTGTTCCAGTCCCTCGGCCAGGCCGTCCAGTTCTGGTGGCAGTACGTGCTCTCGCCCACGCTGTCAGCGCTCGGCGCCGCCGTGCAGTGGTTGTGGACCAGCGTGCTGTACCCGTTCGGACAGGTCGTGTCCACCGCGTTCGGGCTCATCAGCCAGGTCGTCTCGTACTTCTGGGGCAACGTCGGCCAGCCGGTGTTCGCGGCGATCGGCTGGTACCTGAGTCAGATCGTCGCGCCGGTGGTGACCTGGCTGTACGCCGAAGTGATCAAACCCGTGTTCGGGCTGATCGAGATCGCGTTCAACGCGCTCGGCGCCGTATTCCAGGTCATGGCCGGGATCCTGCAGATCGGGATGAAGGCCCTGGCCGCGCTGTTCTGGGCGTTGTGGGACACCAGCGTGCAGCCGGTCTGGCAGAAGGTGCGGCCGTTTTTCGAGTTCCTGCGTGACTTCCTGGTCACGCAGGTGGTGCCGAAGCTGAAACTGGGCATGTCCGTGATCGCCGCGGTCCTCGCCGTGCTGGTCGACGCGGCGAAAGAGCCGATCGAGTTCATCGTCAACACGATCTTCAACGGCGGCCTCCTCGCCGGCTACAACAAGCTGGCCAAGATGTTCGGCGTCAAACCCGACGACGTGCACATCGACCTGCCAGCCAGCTGGGACGACACGATCGCCCCGATCAAATTCGCCCGCGGCGGCATCCTGGACGGCGGGGTGCTGCCCGGCTACACCCCGGGCCGCGACGTCCACTCCTTTGTGTCGCCGTCCGGCGGCCGGCTGGAGCTGTCCGGCGGCGAGGCGATCCTGCGCCCGGAAACCACCGCCGTGCTCGGCCCGGCCTGGGTCGACGGCATCAACCAGGCCGCCCGCACCGGCGGCATCGCCGGCGTCCACCGCTACCTCACCACCATCGCCGCCTCCGGCGACGGTTACGGAGAACGCGGGGACGGGCTCGGGGACCTGCTGGACGCCGCCGAAGACACCATCGGCGGCGTGCTGTCCAGCGGGGCCCGCCTGTTCGCCGACCCGGCCGGCACCCTGCTACGGCTCACCCAGGACCTGCTGCAACTGGTTCCCGGCGCCGACAGCATGATCGGCAAAGCCGTGGTGGCCGGGCCCGCCCACCTCGCCGACAACCTGGGCGACCTGCTGGCCCGGATGTTCACCGGCAACAACAATGCCGCACGCAGCTCGGGCGGGATCGGCTCGGCGCCGATGATGAACATCCTGCACGGCCCGTTCCCGGGCCTGCCGATGTTCAGCGGCTACCGGCCCGGGGCGATCACCGTCACCGGCCACCGCTCGTATCACGGCATGATTGCCGCCAACGGGGAGAAAGGCCGGGCGGTCGACGTGCCGCCGAACATGGCGGTGTTCGACTGGCTACACGAGCACTATCCGGACTCCCGGGAGCTGATCTACACCCCGGCCGGCAGCCGCCAGATCCACGACGGACAGCCACACGTCTACTCCAGCGCGGTCGCCGCCGAACACTACAACCACGTGCACTGGGCTATGGCGAACGGCGGGATCCTGCCGACCCTCTACGACCAGGGTGGCTACCTGCCACCAGGGTTGTCGGTCGTGGCCAACGGCACCGGCCGACCCGAGCCCGTATTCACCGACGCACAGTGGCAGCAACTGCGTGAGCACACCACCCGCGGCGCGGATCAGGGCGGCAACCAGTACCACTTCCAGTTCTCGGACACGACGCTGACGCCGGCCAAGCTGCGCGCCCTGCAAGACCGCGAAGACGCCCGCAACCGGGCTCACCGCCCCCGCTGAAGCGGCCGCTCCAGTCCTACACGGGGGCTGGGGCGGCCGGCACGAGCTCGGCCACCACCACCGATCCGGGTGAGGGGGTGGTCGGCGATGCCGTTGTCGATCGGCTCCTCCCAAAGCACGCCTCTGGTCGAGACTGTGGCCGGGGAGTTGCAGGTCTGGTCGGAAGACGTCGGCTCCATCGAGGCGACCTGGACAGACCCGGACGGCCAACTCTGGCAGCTGTCCAACACCAGCGACGACCTCGGCTGGTTCACCACCGAAGGTATCGCCGGCACCGGCGCCAACCCGATCGAGATCATCACCGACCCCCTCGCCCGCGGCGGTGAGGAGGTCCGGTACATCCGGGCTCACCCCCGCCGGATCACCTGGCCTCTGCACATCTGGGGTGACACCCACCTCGAATTCATCACCCGCTACCGCAACCTGCTCGCCGCCTTCACCAAGACCACCCACCGCCGCGCACCCGGAGTCCTGCGCGTCGCCCGCCCGGACGGTGTCCAGGCGGCCCGCGAGATCGCCTGCTACTACGAGGACGGCCTGGGCGGGGAGGCCGGGGAAGGCTGGTTGTCGGCCAACCCCGTGCTCACCCTGTACTGCCCGGACGGGTATTGGCGCTCGACCGCGCCGATCGTCTACCGCTACGCCTACACCGCTGGCCGGCCGTTCCTCCGGCCCTACCCGTCGCTGTCGAGTTCCCGGGTGCTCGGCGACATGTTCATCGACAACCCCGGCGACATCGAAGCGTGGCCGGTCTGGGAGATCACCGGTCCGGCCACCGCGATCACCGCCACCAACCCGCAGGCCGGCGGCGGTTTTACCCTCACCCACGCGCTCGCGGCCGGGGAGACGGTCACGATCACCACGAACCGGCCCACTGTTCGCGGCCCCGACGGGGTCAACCTGGCCGGGGCTTTGTCCTGGCCCGGCGCGATGCTCTGGCCGCTGCTGGCCGGCAGAAATCAGGTCAGCGTGGGGGTGGCCGGCGCCGACGACGGCACCAGCGTGACGCTTACCTTCCAGGCCCGCTTCGAGGGGGCCTAGCGTGCAGTACACGCTGCTGGTCACCGACCGGAACCTGAGCGTCGTCGGGGATCCGATCGTGTGCTGGATCAGCCTCGATGTCACCCTGCGGTTCAACGAGCCCGGCAGTGGCCAGGCGGTGCTGCCCGGCTATCCGTGGATCCGCGACCAGCTGCAGACGGGCAACCGGATCGTCGTGATCCGGGGCCCCGATGTGCGTCTCGGCCTCGCCGGTGAGGTTCTGCTCGCCGGGCCGATCGAGGAGCGGTTGTATGAGCGGTCCGACGATGGGGAGAACGCCGGGGACGGGAAACTGACCGTCACCTGGGCCGACGACCTCGCCTGGATCGCCGGCCGGGTCGTCTACCCGAACCCGGCGAAAACCCCGGAACAGCAGGACATCGACGAGTGGGCCTACACCGGGACGGCCGAACAGGCGATGCGCGCGTTGGTCGACCTCAACGCCGGCCCGCGCGCTCTGGTCGCCCGCCGGGTACCGCTCCTGGCTTTGGGGGCCGCGGCGGGGATCGGCTCGACAGTGTCGGTCACCTCCCGCCTCGAGGCGGCGACCGACGTGCTGCGCCGCATCGCGGACACCGGCGGCGGCCTGGGGTTTCGCACCCGCCAAGACGCCGGCCAGATCCTGTTCGAGGTCTACCAACCCCCCGACCTGTCCGGGCAGGTCCGGTTCAGCTTCGACTTGGGCAACCTCAAATATGTCGGGTACACCCTCGACGCGCCGAAGATCAGCGCCGCGATCGTCGGCGGGCAGGGCACCGGCGCCGACCGCTATCTGATCGAACGCGTCGATGACGCGTCGGTGGCCGCGTGGGGGCGGGTCGAGACCCTCGTCAGCCGGCCCGGCACCGACCCCCTCGCCGATCTGCAGGCCGCCGGTGACGAGGCCCTGCAAGACCAGGGCGAAAGCGCCCGCCTGGCCACGACCACGATGGATACCCCTACCCAGCGGTACGGGGTGCACTACGACATCGGCACTACCGCCGCGGTCGAGATCTGGCCGGGCGAGGTGCTCACCGACCGGGTCACCACCGTGCACTTGCAGGCGTACGCGACCGCCGACGAGGTCGTCACCGCCACCATCGGCTCCCAGGCCGCGAGCTACGACCCCGCCTGGGTGCAGCTCATGCGCGCGATCGACAGCCGGGTCGGTCGCCTCGAACGCACCGTCCTACCCGCCCACTGAACCTGTGTCGGCCCGGCCGGCGCAGCGGGCTCTGATGCCGCACCGCTCTTGCTGATCAGACCCCACCGTGCGGGCCGTGTTGTCGCGTGCCCGCGCAACCACTGTTCCCGCCGCCGGCCCGAGCCCTTCCGGCCGGTGCCGGGTCGGTGCTGCCCGACGGCGCCCCGCATCTCCCGTTGCCCGGCCCATTGGAGGCACCACGATGGCAGAAGAGTCGCCCCTGAGCGCGACCGGCTCGCTCACTGAAGTCCAGTACGAGGACCTCGCCCACCCGCAGGCCCCGGACGGGCTGATCGGCCACCCGAGTGACACCGTGCCGGTGAGCGTGTCCGGCGGTCAGATCCTCGTCCGCGCCGGACTGCACGGCCTCGTGCGCGGGTTTCCCTGGGCCAGCGGCCTGGCCGCGGTCGCGTTGACCCCGGACCTGACCGGACCGGCCCGCACCGACCTGGTCGTGCTGCGCCTGTTCCGCGACGACAACTTCGCGGTCCGCGCGGCGTTGCGCACCGGCACCAGCACCACCGCGCCCAGCCCGTTCGTGGGCACCGGGCCGGCCGACTGGTACGAGATCCCCCTTGCCGAGGTCACGGTCGCGAACGGCGCTCTGGCCGTCAGGTTGACCCGGTCCTGGTACCTGGGCGAGGACAGCCAGCTGCTGTGTACCTCGACCTCGCGGCCACCGCACGCCCCCGGCCGGCGCATCCGGGAGACCGACACCGGCCGCACCTACGAGTCGACCGGCAGCACCTGGATCATCTGCCTCGACGACGTTGGCACCAGCAGCGTGCCTCTGGCCTCCGGCTGGGCGACGGTGGTCAATCGCCTGTATCGGTACAACGGCGTCGTTTTCCTGCATTTCTCCGCCCGGCGCACCGGCGCCGCGATCGCGACCTCGGCCGCCGAGGTCACGATCGGCACGCTGCCGGCAGGGTTCCGCTCCCGCAACAACTTCGACCTGATCGGCATCTCCAGCACCAGCGGCGCGCACGTGATCGGCCGGGTCTACACCACCGGCGTCATCACCGTGGACTTCGCCGTCGCCGGCCTCGGGGTCGGCCAGTACCTCCAGCTCGCACCCGCCGCCTGGCCGGCTGCCTAGCCCGGAAGGGGGAACGACCATGTCTCGATTCCCGTTCGGCGGCAGCATCGCCGACTGGACCTTCGGCACCGTCGACGGCGTCGACGACGTCGACAACCTCGTCCAGGTCGTCGGCGGCATCCCCGTCACGTTCTGGAGCGCGGAGGTCGGCGGCGTCCAACACACCGACCTGCTCACCGCCGACGGCGCCGCTACCTCATCGATCACCTCCGCTGCGGGCGACGTGGTCGGCGGCCGCGCCACCGGCCAGATCCCACCCTTCTTCGGCCCCGACGCGGTACCCCGGATGTGGGCGCAAGCCGGTACCGGGCCCCGCGCACTGATGGTGACCACCGCCCCAGACGGCGACGACCTCGGCATGATCCTGCCCCCGCTGTCCGTGCCCGGCACCGCGGCCGCCCCGGCGATCGGCCGGGCCCGGCTCTACAACGACACCGGTATCACCCTGACCATCGCCGCGCTGCGCGCCTCGGTCGGCACCCCACCCACCACCACCGCCGTCGTCGTCGACCTCAACCGCAACGGCCAGTCGATCTTCACCGACCCTGCGGATCAGCCGGTCATCGCCGTCGGCGCCTACACCTCCGGCCGCATCACCCCGGTCGACCTGGTCATCGTCGCCCCGGACGACTACCTCACCGCCGACCTCGACGCCGGCGCAGGCTGGACTGACCTGACCGTGCAACTGCTCGTCACCAGGGCCGCCTAAGTGACCATCGCCACCTTCGAAACCCTCCCCCTCGGCGCGACCACCGCGGCCGCCGCCGGGTTCGACTTCCTGGCCGCCCCGGCCGGCGGCGGCGCGACCGTCATCGACACCAACCCCTACCGCGGCGCCCAATGTCTGCAACTGACCACCGGCACCGCCGGGGCGATCTGCTACGCCGAACGCTCCACCACGCTAGGCGTCGCCAGCAGCGGCCAGTTGTACGGGCGAGCCAGGTTCCGGCTGCCCGTGCTGCCGTCCGACGCGACCGGGATGCGGTTGTTCGTGGTGGCCGACAGCGCTGGCGCGTTCCTCGCCGAGCTCCGCATGACCAACGCGGGCCGGATCCAGCTGCGCTCTGGCGCCGGGACCATCCTGGCCACCGCCGCCGCCACCGTGGCAGCCGGGCAATGGTGCGATCTGGGTCTGGCCGTCCTGGCGTTCTCGGCCACAATCGGGCAGGCACAGCTGGTGGTGTTCGCCGGTGACGGCACCATCGCCGAAACGCTGACCTCGACAGCGACGCTCAACACCCTCGGCGCCGCAGGCACCACCAAGGCGTGGGTCGGCGCGATCCGCTCCGGACTCGCCTCGTTCGTCGTCGTGGTCGACGACGTCGACTGGACCACCACCGGCTGGCCGACCACCCCGACCGCACCCACCGTCCAAAACGGACCCTGGACGGGCGCGGTCACCCCGACTGGATTCACCGCCGCCTACCGGCTCTCCGGCGCCACCGCGGCCCGGCTCGTCGCCTCCACCACGGCCGAGCTCACCAACCCCGCCACGTCCGGCTGGGTGAGCCCGGATAGCGACGGCATCGTCAAACTGCCCATCACCGGCCTCACCCCGGACACCGCCTACCACTACGCACTCGACGCCGACGGCGTCGTCCTGGACGCCGGCCGCGGCGAGGCCCGCACCTTCCCACCTGCCGGTCTCCCGGCGTCGTATTCGCTGTGGTTCGGGTCCTGCCAATGGACGGTCCCGACCGCCCTGACCTACGCGGCGATCCTCAACCGGACCGGCCCCACCGGCCGGGCGCTGCTCGGCATCCACATGGGCGACCTGCACTACCGGGACTGGGGCGCCACTACCACCGCCGCAGACATCCTCACCCAGTATTGGACGTCGTTCGGGTCGGCGGCGATGGCCCCGGCACTGGCCGCGATCCCGTTCAACTATGCGTGGGACAACCACGACTGGGGCGGCGATACGTCGGATCTGACCGCCCCGGCCGGGGATCTGGTCGCCGCCGGATACCGGCAGGTCATCCCCAGCTACCCGCTGCCGTCCTCGGACGGGCGCGGCTGCTTCCACAGCTGGGTCATCGGCCGCGTGAGGTTCATCCAGTTGGACGTCCGCTCGTTCCGAACCCCGCAAGCCGAAACCGACGGGCCAGACAAGACCATGCTCGGCGCCGAGCAGGTCGCCTGGTTCAAGACACAACTGTCCGCCCCGGAACCGTTGAAGGTCGTCTGCGGGAACTACTACTGGCGGCAGGACAACGTCAGTAGCGGACGGTGGGGCTCCTACGGCTACGAGTTCGAGCAGCTCAACGCCTACATCCAGGAGCACGACGTTCGGGTGTACGTGCTCTTCGGTGACCGGCACGCTTTGTGCGCGGACGACGGCAGCGCCCCCGGCGCGTACGGGGTTCCCCAGGCCGGAGGCGCGCCGATCCAACAAGGTTCCGTCGCCGGCGGAAGCGGCGAATCCTGGTCGGCCGGCTACTACCACACCGCACCGGACACACTCCAGGCGTACGGGTGGCTGGACATTGTGGACTCCGGTACCGCGATCACCCTGCACTACCAGGGCATCACCTCCCTCGACGGCGTCACCCGCGTCGAGATGACCACCAGTTTCGAAGCCGCCAACTCGCTACCCGCCGTTTGGGGGATCCACCTATGAACCGCGACGTCCTGCTGCGCCCGCCCGTTCCGGCCCGTGCCCGGCCCCGCGCTCCCGCCGTCCAGCGGCGGGCGGGGCCGGGCCGACTGTGGCGGCGATGGTTGGCCGTCCTGCTCACCATCACGGCCGTGGCCACCACCGGCCAGGCCGTGGCCGGCGACGCTCTCGGCAGCACCACAGGCGGGCCGCTGCTGCTGCCGGTGCCGCCCGCGCTCGCCGCGACCGCGATCCTGCCCCTGCTCGTTGTCCTCACGGCGACCCGCCTTGCGCGCTCAACGCGGGATCGGGGACGGCGGGTGCGCTGGTGCCTGGCCGCGTTGACCGTCTGGTACGCCACCGCCGCCTGCTGCGCCGCCACCATCGTGCTGGCGCACCCGCAGCCGATCGGCGCGGTCCAGGTCACGGGCGCCGTGCTGCTGGCCGTCACCGCCGGCGCCGCGGCCCGCGCTGAGCCCTGGCCCCGCCGCTGGGGGTGACCGTGCTCGCTTCGCCACTCACCACGCCGCTGCTGCCGTGGCTGGCCGCCGACAACGGCACCGGAACCCCGGCCGCGCTGCTGTGGGCCGCCCAGGCCGTAAGCCTGCTCGTCGGGTTGGCCAGCGGCTGGTTCGCGCTGCGGACCAAACGCACCGAGGCCACCGACAGCAGGCAAGCCCGCTTCGACGCCCGCGTCGATCGCGAACTCGACGAGGCCCTCGCCGCCAACGCCGCCCTGCGCCGCGACCTCGAGGACGCCCAACGGCGGGCCGCCCGCTACGAGGCATACCTGCACTGGCACGGCATCGACCCCGCCACCGGCCACACGGTGGCCGATCAGGCCGACCCGCCACCGGCCTGAACCCGCACTCCCGGGGCCCGGCATCCGCCGACCCCGGACGGGCCCAACGCCCACCCCTCAGCCGTTCGACCGCCCGGTCGAGCGCCCTTTTCATGTTCGGAGAAGGAGAAGCTCGTGTCCCGTATCAGCCTTTTCGGCCGCTCGATCGCCCTGCCGACCGCGCCGTTGACCATCTTCGGCCGCGAACCCGCGCTCTGGCTCGGCCTGCTCGCCGCCGCGCTCAAGCTCGGCACCGCCTTCGGCCTCGACCTGACCGGCGACCAGCAGAGCGTCATCAACGCCGCCGCCGCGGCGATGATCGGCGTCGCCGTCGCGGTCCTGACCCACGACGGCATCTCCGCCGCCATCCTCGGTGGCGCCCAGGCGCTGCTCGCGCTCGGGCTCGGGTTCGGCCTGCACGTCAGCGGTGATCAGCAGGCCGTGATCATGGCGTTCGTCGCGGTGGCGATCTCGATGTTCGTCCGCACCCAGGTCACCGCCCCGGTGCCCGGCCCGGATAGCACCAGCGACCCGGATCCGGGCACCGAGGTCGACGACACCGCTCTCGTCGCCGGCTGACGAATCGCTGACCCGGAGGCCGCTTCGGCGGTCAGCCCGGGTGATGCGTAGGTGGCCCACCAACGCCTTCCATTCTGACGGCGCCATTCTGTGTTCTGCGCTGGTCAGGATGCGGCGCGGTGACCCCATCGCTGGGCTGCGGTGGTCATCCATTGCTGGAACTCGTCGGGATTCAGCAGCAGCTGGCAACGCTCGCACTCGATGTAGTCGCCCTCCTGGACCAGCTGTGACACGACGTTGCAGCCGCGGCACGGCACACCCAGATAGCGGCGGGGCGGCGGTTCCGTCTCACCGGCCACCGAGCGTAGCCCGGACAGCAGGTCCCGCATTTCGACGGTCATCTCGTCCACCGCGACGAACCGGTTGCATGCGATTTCGAGGCGGCTGACCGCGCCGCCGGCCAACAGCCAATCGACGAGGCTGCCGACCGTGGCAGCCGGGAGCCGCTCATGGCCGAACAGTTCCTCCCGCAGCAGCCGGACCCAGCTGTCCAGCACGGTCGCGGCCGACAGGTACCCGACCTGATCGCGGTAGGGGTCACGGATCGTGGCGTGCCGAGCGGGTCCAGTCAGATCCACCGCATCCAGGCTGGTCGGGGCAGTCGGATCCCGGGTTCCGGACACTCCGACCGTGCCGCTGACTCGCGACGTCACCGTCCCCGCCGGCAACACCGCGGCCGCCGGGTCGGACCAGCGCACCTCACCGGTGACACGACCGTCCTCGTCGAGCACCGCCACCTTCCGCCGGTCGGCCACCAGATCGTCCGGCCCAGACAGCTGGTAGTGCAGCCGGTCGATCGCAGACACGTCCCGACACAAACGCCACCGGCACACCTCGCACACCGACGGGGTGCTCGCCCACTGCGGCTTCAGCTGCGGCCGGTACACCGGACAACAAACACACAACACAGGAGCTGACCAGATACGCATCCCCTGACGATCATGCGCGCGTCGGACACCCCTGGTCGCCCAACGGACGTAGGGAAGCCGCGATCGTCCGAACAGGCGCAGCTACTTTGCGCGCGAGATCCGCTGGAGAAGGGCTGCCCCGTGGTTTGCTGATCTCGTACGGTGATCGGCGTGAATCGGCCAGTGAGAAGCTATGTGTCGGGCACCGTCTCCGGAGCGGTGATCCAGGGCGACAAGATCGTGGGCAACCTCACCTTCGGCGCGGACGGCGCTCTGCGGACGGCTGGCGTCGGCGATACGCCAGCGGACCTCCGCTCGTCCGAGGTCCTCGAGGCACTAGCCGCAGCCGACGCGGACGCGGACGCGGACTGCGTCGCAGGTCTGCGTCAGGCGATACAGATCGTGCGCGACCTCGCCGACGGGCAGGGATAGGCCGATACGGGCCAGGCCGGACCGGGCAGCGTCTGCCGCAGGTACGACGCGCACGGGCTCCGACCAGGACGGCGTATCGGTGCGCCTGCGCACAGCGGTGGTCCGCCGGGTGTGTCGGCGTACGGCTTGAAGTGCAGAGCCGCGTACGCCACGAAGTACACAGCAACCATCGACGTCGTCCGCCTGCGGGAATGGCCGCGAACATCCGTCGCCTACGCAAAGTCACCGCTGTGATGGGGACGGCGGTGTCCGGATTTGCCGATGATAGTGCGCCATACATGGCGGGCCGCGTCCCTAAATTGAAGTGCCACCTGAAACGCGCCCGAGGCTCCTTCCCTAATTCATCAATCGCATCTGCCGACGGGAGGACGTGGTATGGGCGTTCATTTGGTGCGCAGAACGGATTGATGCGGGCACCCTTTAACTCTCGGGCGCCACCTCCCAAATGGTAGTACTGTATGTATACGTCGTAAATAGGCAATGGTGATGCGTTCACTACGAACGCGCCCCACGAGATCTCGCCGTTCTCATCGTCCGTGACCGCACCCGCATACCAGGCGCACACCAACTCCGCTTGCCGACATTCGGCATAGGCGTGTCAGGCAAGAACCTTCTTCGCGGCCTGTAGTCAGGAGTTGAATCGATTAGCCAATACATTGAGCGGCTCGCGCGCGCTACCAAATTCGATATACGTACTCCAACAACATCTATTCTGAAGCGAACCCGGGCTGGGCGTGTTGGAACCCGCGTAATGCCCGGCGCCGGAGGGCGGACCTGTTTGCCGCGCCCAGGACGTAGTGCTACCGGCAGCAGGTGATCGCGGACGGTGAGCCAACGGAGCAGACCCAGACGCCGGTCGGGTACCGGCCACGACCCCGGGTCCATGAAAGGCCACCGCGGCAGTAACGGCCCGATCAGCTCCCATAACCGATCATCAACGTCCCACGGCCTACCCACGACAACCGATCCGAGACTGACCTTCACCTCGCAACACTGATCGCCATCGATTCAGCCGATCGTGTCAGAAGATTGCATAGGGCCCGCAGGATCGGGTTGCCGATTGCGTGGAGCCGTCCGCTGCTCGCAGAGTGGAAGGTAAACGAGGGGGATCGTCGCATGGCAGTGTTCCGATGGGGTCAGGCCGAGCACGGCCGCCTCGCCGACCTCGCGAACTCCATTCTGCTCACCAGCGACACCGGCGGCATGCGCGCCGCGATTGCGGCGACCGCACCCGCCGACCTCCGCAAGGTCGACGTGCTGTTCCGCAACCTGCTCGCCCGCCGCCGCAACAACCCGACCGACGACGCGGAGCTAATCCCCGCCGTTGAGCAGCGACTGCAAGCGCTTTACCACTGGCGCACCCGTTCACCGCAACGGCGACCCTCCTACCTGACCGGCGAGCGGGCTCCTTTCCTGGCCGACGAGCGGCTGCGCCGCCTGGTCAACACCACTTCGGCGGCCGAGTTCGCCGCACTTGCGGACGACTTCGCCGCGGTCGCAGGCCCGGATGTCGACGAGCTGCTCGGCCAGTTCGCAGGCGAACTGGCGGCGGATCTGTCGTTTCCGTCGGCCAACCTGGTGGAGCGGCGGCGCCGGATGATCGCCGCGCCCGAAAGCGGTGAACTCGAATTCGGTGACGGGGCCGTCGCACACGAGAACTTCCTCGCCGCGGCGATCGATTTCGAAACCCTGCTGGCCACGCTGGCCGAGACCGGCGACACGAGCCTGCTCGACGCGGTCGTGGCCGCGATACCCGAGCTGGTCGAGCACCGATCCTGGAGCTTCTACATCGAGGAGCGTCGAATTCCCCTGCTGGAAGGATGCGCGAACGCGGCCACCCTGCGCTTCGAGACCTGGTCGGAGCCGGACGACATCCTGCTGGCGGTACGGCTCAACGCGCAGCTGCTCGAAGAGATCGCGGTCGACGACCCGCGCCGGGCCGGATACTGCGCCAACCTCGGCAACAGCTTCCGTAGACGGTTCCGAGTCACCGACGACCTCACAGATCTCGATGACGCGGTCGCGACCCTCGAATACGCCGCCGACCTCTGCGGGCAGCGCGGTTCCGTCGCACCTCTGGTCTGCAGCGTTCTCGCCGGCGCGCTGCTGCTGCGCCATACGGTGGCCGACAATGACGCCGACCTTGTGCGGGCCGTCGCCGCAGCCGAACTTGCCGTTCGCCGAGCGTCGCGTAGCGACCCCGAGTATCCGACGTACTTCTTCGACCTGAGCGCGGTCCTGGTCGTCCGCTACCACCGCGACGGCGATCCGGCCGATCTGGAACGGGCTCGCGCGATGGCAGGCAAAGCGCTGCGGGCGGTGGAGGAGAAGGACCCTCGCCGCGCCATGTACGCCGACCACGTCAAAGCCCTCGCACATGGCCCGCCGCCGCTTCCCGCCCCGTCGGCCGAAACCGACGTACCCGCCTCACCGATCGACGATCCGGCGCCCGAAACAGGCCCGCCGGGGCTGTGCCCGATCTGTGGTGCGGCCTCGATAGCGCTACGCCATCCCGGGCCGATCGTGTCGGCGGTGGACAACGACGCGGCGTCGCTGCTGGAACTGCTGAGCGACGAGCCGCAGGTGCACTGCGAGGTCTGCGGCACCGTCCTGCCCGTGCGCCCGGCCATGATCGCGTTGATGGTCGGCCCGGACGGCGCGCAACCACGCCTGGCGCTGCAGATCGCCGCGCCCGGCACGTTCCACCTGCGCAAAGACGACTACCGCCGGCTGGCCGACGCGGCGACCTACGTCGACCGGTTTGTCCAGCAAACAAACGGAAACGTCGTCGTGCAGAGCGGCATCGAGGTGATCACCAAGATCGTGGACTCCGTCGACGAGGTGATCGCCGAAGTAGCCGCGTCAGTCGATCACCGCCTCCAGATCGTCTATGCCGTCACCGAGGACCCGCAAGGCCTGCCCGGCCGATGGCGGGAGCTGACCGGCGCCGTGTTCACCACCGCCGACCTGCTGACCGACACCGAGATCCAGGGCCCCCACCGCCAGCTGACCGAAATCGACCTTGACTCCCTGCAGTTGACCGTCTGGCAGGAACTGGCCGCCTTCTGGTCCACACCCTCACCCGACCCGCGGCTGCTCTTCGACAGCGACCTCGGCAACTACGTGCGTCGGCAACCGTCGCCGCGTGCGGTGCAGCGATTCTGCGCGCTGCCACCACCCGCCGCCGACTACTTCGCCGTCTACGCCTACCAGGCGCTCCGCGCCACCATCTGCACCGCAGCCGGCATCCCCAACGACCTGAACGACCAATGGGCGACCGTCTACCTGCTGAACGAAACGTCCCGAGGCCCGATCACCGTCAGCCGTTCCCGGGCGCGAGCGACGATCGGCATCGACAGCGCCCGCCGTGCCGTCACCGGACTGCTCATAACCCACGCGGACCGCGCCGCACCCACCTTCGAGCACGACCTGCGCCGGGCCACGACGGACCTGGGCTTCGACCACCTCGTCGACGTCGTCGCCGCAGCGCTGACCACACAAGCACCGGCCACGGATCGGGACGCCGTCCTTGCCGCCGCCGACGCGTTCAGCGCCGCCGGGGCCACCGATCGGGCGCTCGCGGTACTCGAAGCCGCCCGCGCCAGGGGCAGCGGCGTGATCGAAGACTTCGACGCGCAATACACCTACGCTGCCCTGCTGTCGGAGAACGATTGCCACGCCGAGGCGCTGGCGGCGATGGTCCGCGCCGAGAACATGGCGCTGGATGCTCAGTCGCGGCTGCTGAGCCGTTACGCCCAGGCGAAACTGCACCTGCACGTAGGCGGCCGCGACCGGGCCGTGGAAATCCTCACCACCGAACCAGCACCCGGCCGGGAGTCGCCGCGATGGGCGCGAACGGTGCTGCTACAGGCCCTCACCTGGCGCAACGTCCTCACCCTCGGCCCGGCACCGGCCGGATCGGACCCGCTGCTCGACGCCGTCGACACGGCCCTCGCCGGAATTACCGAACCCGCCGACGCGCACAGCGAGGCGGTCGCGCTGCGGGCGGGTCTTGCGGAGCTCCGCGGCACCGGAGCGGCGCCGGAACTCTACGCGCGGGCCGACGCGCTGCGCCGCGGCCAGCGCGTCGGCCGGGACCCGGTGGAACTGCTCGAACTCGCCCGCGCGGCCTACCGGAGCAAAGACCTCCCCGCAGCCCGCGAACTCGTCGCCGAGATCCCCGCGGCGACCGCGTCCTGGCTCGGCACCCTCGACGACCCGGCGCTGGTGGCCGGTCGCCTGCGACCGTTCTCGGCCCGACTCGGCGAGCTGGCCCGCGATGCTATCGGCACCGATTGGAAGGATCTGCTGACCATCGGCGAGCTGCAGCGCGACACCGTGTACCGGCTGAGATCAGCATCCAGCGGCGTACTCGACGCCGGCGACCGGCAACCCGTCGACCTCTCCGAGGCCGGCCTGAGACGCCTGGCGCAGCCCGAAGGCACGCTTGCCGTCGTCGAATGGCTGAACGTCGGGCTGGGCCGCCGAACCGACGGCTTCGCCGTGACGCCCGTCCTGGTGTGCACGATGATCCTGCCGAACCTCGGCGTCGGCGGCCGGATCCAAGCCGCCGCCGAGATACCCGCCAACCACGACCACACGGTCCGCCGGGTGCGCGCCAAACTGGCGGCCTGGCACGCCGCACGCGCCGGCGACCCCCTGGACATGCCCGAATGGCAGGAAGCGGCCGCCTGGATGCGCGCCGTGCTCGCCCCTGCCGAGATCGGCGACGCCCACGTCGTGTTCATCGAACACCCGCTGTACCTCGGCGCACCCTGGCACACCGCCATCGCCGGCAACTGGACCGCCTCGTACGCCAACAGCTGGCAGGAGATCCACGACCTCGTTGCCCGACCACGACGAAGGCCCACCAGCACGCTAGGCGTGCTTGTCGCGCCCCGATTCAACGAACCACCGCATATCCTCGCCGCGATGCACGCCTCCGTCGCCCGCAGCCGCGAACTCGCCGGTCCCACGCTGCTCACCACCGAACCTGAACGCAACGACCACCACTGGTTCCACCACCTACTCACCCAAGCCGACCTCGTCAAAATCCTCTGCCACGGCTTCGTCAGCGCCACCGATCAAGAGGTCTGCCTGACGGTCGCCCACGACGGCAAACTCCCCACCTCCGGCTCCACCGCGGCCACCAGCCACGACCGCGGCCACCGCCTCAGCTGGCGCGACTGCCACGACCTGCACGACGCGAAAGCAACCGTCTTCAGCGCGGCATGCTCCAGCGCGAGCAGCTTCTCCACGGCCGCCGGCGACCGTCTCGGCCTCTTCCCGGCCCTGCGCCGCAGCGGTGTGCCCGCACTCGTAGCGCCTGGCTGGGACGCGTTGGCCGTACCCACCATCGACATCCTCGATAACGTGATCGACCTGTACACCGCCGGCCGGCCCCTCGCCCAGGCCGTCCGGCAGGCCGGCCGCACCGCGGCTGACCGCGACCTCAGCCCATGGATCGCCCGATCCCTGGCAGTGGAGGGAGACTGGCGTTGAACCCAGCAAGCGACGAATCCCTGGCCCGGTTCCTGACCGCCCGACAGGCCGACCGCGACACCATCGAACAGGCTGCCCGATACGCCGTAGCCGAACTCAGCCGCGACCTGACCCCCGACGAAATGCTCCACGAACTACGCGCCACCCTGAACGAACCCGACACCGCCCCGGCAACGGTCGCCGACCTCACCCGATCCCCGGCCGACCTGACCGAAACCGCCCTCTGGGTCCTCACCCACCTCTGGTACGACCTCGACGAACGCGAAGTCGTCGCCGGGGCAGTCATCAATGCCCAAACGAAGCTACCCATCATCGAGGTCGCCGTAATCGCCACCAGCGTCCTCTACGGCCTGCACCTGATCATGACCCGGGGCGTAAAACGCAGCACCCACAAAGTCGAATACCGCGCCGACGGCTCCTTCACGGAAACGACAACCCTTGACTACCAGACCCCACCCGCCGCCTCGCGTCTCGTCGCCGGCCTGCGCTCCCAAGACCCAGATCAGTCACCGGAGGCTTGACGCCGACCCGGAGCGATCAAATGGTCCATTCCTACACGATGAGGAGTACCACCGACCACGCTGCGTACGTGTAGGACGCGACCGTGCCTACACATCACCCACTGATGTTGCGGTATCTCGCCGGTGGTAGTGACGCCACAGGTGAACGGTAGCGGTACCTGCGAGAAGTGCAGCCACGGCGCCTTTCCGCTGCCGTTCGAAGGCCGGACGCTGGTCGCCCAGGGCAGCCTCACCGGCCGGCTTCAGCCAGACGAGCACGGCGAATACGGCGAACGACCGCGACACCGGCGCGGGTTTTCCTTGGGGAAAGAACTGCCGCCGCCAAACACCAGTGCACTGCCCGCGACCGCCATGATGGCAGCCCTATTCGCCACACCGAGTTCATGATCTGCACGGACGAAAGTATGGGTCAAGCCGGCCGTGAAACCGAATCGTGCTGCGCGTAGGCGAACCGAAACACGCGAGGTTCTCGCCGTGATCGACTGCATTGTTCAGCGGCAAATACGGGCCACCGCCAGAATAGGACGAAATCCGTCGCGCGAGTCCGGTGATCTCATTCTAACTCCTCAACCACATATGATCGCCGCAGAACACTCATCTGCCGCGATCAGGCGCGCTGGCCGGAGGCGCGCGCCGTCACGCTCGGTAGTCGGCCAGCGCGCGGGCCGGCTCTCGGACATGCCGATGAGCGCGCACCCAGCGGGCGTTTCTGGACTTGGAGCACACTGTCGCCCGACCATAGATCTTGCACGTGAGGACGGCATGCGTCGGGAAACGTTCGTTGCTTACTTCCGCGACAAACTCGAAAACCTACTGGCGAATCACGCCGGGCGGTGGCAGAGTGGCGCTGTCTTTCATCGAATTTGTCGACCCAGCACCTCTGTTTCGGAGCGCGCGCCAAGCCCGTCGGTGTCGAATCCGCCCTGGAGCTCGCTCCGGTTGGTCGACTGCTTTATGGCCCGAGATCCCTTCGCTCGGTAAGGAGGAACCGTATGGCGACTTGGCCGGGCACTCAAGATCACCAGGCTCTTTTTCGTATGGCAACGAGCCTCGCTAATGAGTTACTCAGGATAGATGAACGCTTGATCCACTTAAACGACACGACGCATCGGCAGCATCAGGAGTTCGCTGGTCGTGCGCATAGTCTGGGCGTCTACCTACGGGCGGCGGTGCGGCAGGCGTTGGAGGACGACTACGCTCCCGCCTTCGCGTCGCTGCGGGTCGCGTTGGAGCACATGCTGCTCGATCAGCTCATCTTCAATGGCCAGCGCCTGATCCAGACCGCCCGCGGCGTGGATGACAAGACGTGGACCGAGTGGCAACGCCAGCGCACGGCCGGCGAAGGATTTACCAGCGTTATCGAGTGGACGCGATATGCAAAAAAGAGCACGGTCGAGATCATCACCGAAGGACTACGCTCGACGCCCGATGACGACGGAACCACCTACCTATTGAGCCCGTACTACTTCCTCCTCCAGCAGTACAAGCCATTCTTCGGACCTGCAAGCGCCCAGCACGAATTCGACGACGGGATCGGCGAGGTCGACGAATTCCGTCGTCTCGCCAAAGAGTACGAGCAGTATTACCTGACCTATCTGAGCTGGTCGAGCATCAAGCGCAACTTGCGGCTGAATGGCTTCGCCGACGAGACCACCACCGGACGTATCGATGTTCACTACCGGTTTCTGAGCGCGTTCGTGCACCCGACCACCAACACCAACGAGATCAGCTACGGCCGAAACAACCGAAACATCCCTCGGTATGACCACTACAGCAGTGAACTCGCCCTGCTCTACACCATCGTCATCGCGGTCGAGGAGCTGCGGCACTTCCACGAGATGTCTCAACGGCCACCGCTCGTTGGCCTCGACGACTGGGACGACCTCGCCGCATTGTGCGATACCGCGTGGAGCCTCACGTCTCATCTCTGGTGGCCCGGCCAGCCGCCGCATGCCTGGGACCGCTTCCAGGAGGCCAACAAGCGGCGGTTTCGTGCCCTACGCGATTCCCCGACCACACCGCTACCGGGTCCAAGCCCCGACGCCATTCCCGAGCACGAGATCCGCTACTACCGCGACCCGATGCAGCGACTCGTTCGCCTGCATTCCAGCTTCCAAGAGATCATGACCAGGCTCGCCTATCAGTCACCGTGGCCACGAACCGACGCACAGTTCCGGTAGCCGCGTGCTCGCATAGCTGCGACTCAGTGCCCGCAATAGCTCACGGGACGCTGGTGGCTGGCCGGCGGTTGCGGGCACAACGACCGTCGACTCGGTCAACAGTACGGCGTGACCTCGCCAGGTCGCCTTCCGTGAACCCCACGTCCGACTCGTGCTGATGTACTCAGCGCGTCAGCGAAACGCGTGCTGGCTCCCGGTCGTGCGCGCTACCTCGCTCGGGACCACACTCCGGGAGTCTGAAAGGGCTGCCGTTGGCTCACCCGAGCCGATGGCGTCAGCGCAGTGCTTGTGTACGTGAGTGTGAGGTTTAGCGGCGGCATAGTGGCCGTCCCTGTTGGGTAGCTTGAGTTCCTGCCATACCAGACGCTGCGACCTCGCGGACGGCTGCCTCGACCCGACGGTCACCGCGTACCACCGTCATGATGATCGTGTTTCAGCACGAGCATGGTTACCGGATTTGCCGAGAAGAGCGCATATACGGCGTGCTCCTATCGCGGGCAGAAGGCACGGGGATGCGGAAGCCGAGTGTGCGCTCTTGTACTTCAAAGCGCCATTTGGGCCGGCAGGTTGACCGGGGCCGCTGGGGCGGCCGAATGCGGAATTTGAGACGCCGCGTAACGGCAGGTGAAGTTACTATTGGCAGGCATGGAGCAGCGGATCAGCCCGGCTGATCGCCGTCTGGTGACCCGTCGTTCGATACAGGAGGTTGGCGCCGCCACTTCGTCGAATCCCATTCCAAGCCGACAAGGCGCCTCCTCCGCCACCGTTTCGGCCGACGTATGAAGTTTGCAACCAGCAGGAGGGTTGCGAGAAAAAGAAAGCCAGCATACATCAGAATTATCGCATTGGCTCCGCCCTTGGCCCACTCGATCAAAGGCCGCGCCGCAGGGACAATGAATGGAGGCGGCTTCCACTGCGCAATCACGGATAGTGAGTCTCGAATTGCTGGAATACCAAGTAGGACGGTCGCGAAAGAGCCGATTCCAGCAATCAGGTAATTTCTCCTGACGCTGGCATCGACCTTCCGCACGTCCACCAACTGCTGGTTCATGGCCAAACGATCAACCACCCTCTGATGGAGTTCGCCCACGTTGAGTTTGGCCAAGATGTCAGCAACGATATCTTGGGCGCCTCCGAAGGATATGGTCGAGGACCTATGCTCTGCGATACCTTCCGCCAGTCTAAGCTGTATTTTAGTCAGAGTACTCGCCCGTCGTTCGGAAAGATCGAGCCGGTTATCAAGCTCCTGAATCTGCCAGTATTGAAGTACTGCATTCTCAATGATTGCAACTGTATCGAGAAGTGACACGAAGGAAGGGGCATACTCTGTTTCGTCGGTATTCCAGTCGACGGTGACGGCGTTGCCACCGTTGTAATAGCGGGAGCTGCTACGTTGTATCGACCTGTCCGCCTGCAGCACTTTAGCGGTTGTCGCATCGCCGATATCACCAAAATCGTCATAGCGGAGGATTAGCCCGGCGAGCTCATCCGAGTGCGACTTCAGCCACCGATCTCGGGTGCCACAGCAGGCGATACCCCCGATTGCTAGGGTGGCATAACAGAAGTAATCGCCGACTCTTCCGCCACGTTCGCCTGCGAGTTCGCAGATTCTGTCTCGATAAACGAAGAAGGCATCCGCAATACTGAAGTCATCGGCCCATTCGATGCGACGGTGTGTTGGCACGCTATCGCCATCTGGCAGCAGTTCGTCGGTCCGTGCAACTTGATCTGCGATCTCGCCGACCCCGACAACTGGGATTGGAAACGTCGTAGAGGTCAAGGTCATCGTCTTGCTGACGGATGCTCTGACCAATTCAACCGAAGAGCGGTTGCTCCCGACTACTGTGTAAAACGTGAGGAGCGCTACGCCGGAGCGATGCAAAACCAGGATCGGGATTATCGTTTCGTCCGCCAGAAGGCGTGATGTCGCCCCTAGATTTCCAAGCTCGAGACGAATAAATGGCCCCTTGCGCAAATATATAGGGCTAAAGAGAAATTCATCTGTGGCCGCGGCAGCGCCGAGCACCTTGGCATTTTCTGCCATGGCAGCATCAATCTCGGCGACTGATTCGCGAAGAGAGGATAGATTCGTGCGGTCAGAGCTGGAAAGTCTTCCGGCCTTGTTGGAAGAAAGGCTAAACCGCAGAACGCGACGCCTAAACGCAAAGGCGGCCGCCCTTGGATTATTGAAAACCCAGCGGAACGTGCTAATTTTCCCGTCCGCAACCTCGGCAATATTGGATAATCCCTCGAGGGTGTCGCGCGCCCTTAGGGCGGCAAGCTGGCGCCTACTGACACGCATCGTCGTGGATGGCGCTACGGCGGCCACATCCGCAACACCGGTGTCGAGAAGTCGATTCGCTAGATCATCTATGTCGGAGCCGGGCGGAAGAGAGAACGCGTAGGTGAAGCAGACGCCAACCGCCGAGTACTTTGCCCGGTGTCGGGAGCGGCCGAATTTCATACGCTTTCCGTCCTCCGGCTGATGAGACTGAACGAACGAGGCCTATTTTAGGGCAACCGCGCAAGAGCGTGGCATGCACCTTTCGGGAGGAAATTCGTCAGGCCCGGCGTATTCGCATGCCGCGATCAGGCGCGCTGGCCAGCTGCACCACGTCACGCTTGGTGGTCGGGCCAGCGCCCCGGCCAGCTTCTGGACATGCCGAGAAGAGTGTGGTGGCTAGACGGGTGGATGATATTTGACGTTACCCTACTAAGAGATTTTTAAATGCGCTACACTCACGCTGGCAATGACTGCTGTCACGCACGCTGAGACGATTTGGAGCGCTAAGGGGCGGGCATCCCAGCCTCACGGCCGTTCTGAGATCGTTGATCATGCGACGAGCGTCGATCCCGCGAAGGCAAAATTTCCGATTTTCGCGTTGCAAAGTGGATGGCGACTGAAAAGCTCCGGACGCCTGCCGCTATCGGGTTTTCGTTCTTCCTGCCTGGCGACACGCCGTAATGTCGCCCCAACGAGTGGTGCCAATTTCAGTGATCAACGATCTCAGAACGACCGTGATCCCAGCCTGCCGCGGCTGCAGTCATTGCGCTGACGGCGGCGATCGTCGCGGGCAGCCATGGCGCTCCCCAGTGTTTGCGCCCGCGGACCATGGGTACATGGTAGAGCCTACAGGCAAGCGGCGCCGCACTGCGATATCCCGGGCTCCTGATGCCTGCCGTGCTAAGGAGTGGGCAACTGTGAATTTCCAGGATTCACGCCAGTCAAATAGTGCTGCGATAGTGATGCCTCGGCGTAATTCTCTGCACGCGCAATCGCCAGCAGGAGCAACTCTTCAAGCTCATCAGTGTCGAGCCGGCTAATGGCTCGCGTCGAATTTGCGAAAGCCTCGACTACGAACCTGTCTTGACTTGTAGCTCCAGCGATTCCTGACATAACGACAGACCGGGCGTTAATATCCGAACTGGGTCCCGGATTAGTTAGGGCGACTTCCGCCGACCTCAAGATCTCCTCGGCGGTCCATGTCACTGAAACGAACCAACTCCCATGTCGTTCGCCCGCTCGGGCCTTAGCGGGCCTGTCAGCGAGAGCCTGCCGAGTTCTGGCGGGCAGCTCGCTCGCCCATTGTGTAAACACAGCCTTAAGGCTGGAAAAGTCGTCCACCTGCACGCCGCCTACCTGACCTGCACCGTGCCAACATCAACTACGGCATCTTTTGGAAAGCCGTTTGGCAGGAAGTACTCGATACCTTGGCCGAACCGAATCCAGGCCGGTCCACGTACTAAGTCGATCTTTGTCGGATCGAGCAATAGAGCATGCTGCCTCTTTAAGCGAGGCGACCATAGCGCCAGCCAGAAAACAACGTCCTTGGGGCTGATGGCCGTGGGGGTTACCCAGTGCCCCCTCCCTGGGCTGCCATCGTTAAATTCGGTGACCTGCGAGGCCACCAGATATCTAACGAGGAACCGACTGCCGAGCTCTGCCGCCACGGCCGCTCCGGTTCGATCCGGCATGTCTTCGACAGGCTGCAATCGAGATGCGATCACGGAGGTCAGCTCTATTTGTTCCTGATCCAGCGTCGTGGCCATCCAGGAGCAAGTCACAGCGTCCTCCAGCGCTTGCTGCCAACCCTAACTCTTACTCATGCGAGCTACCTTCGACTGCCTGAAGTCATTCTTCCATGAACCAGGAAGCCATGAGGTTAAATCGATACAGTCGTACGGACCGCGACCAACTCACATGCCGCCATTAGGATGCAGGGGGCGCCGGGTTGGTCACTATCCGTGTTTGGCGTGCCTCACGCGCCGCGACCCGGACGGGATCCGCCGAGAGACAGGTATCGACGCCGCGGTCAGCCTTGCTCGCGTGTGCTAGCCCGCCGATAGCTATCCCCCGACCGGCCGGTCTTGGCGCTGCCGGGAGTCTGGCCCGGTCGATCGGAGTTGATGGCATCCTGTCAACCATGAGGTCCAGGTGCTCTCTCTACGTGGACGTCGGCTACCTGCTCGGTTCCGCAGCCGTCCGGGTGACGGGAACATCGTTGCGCAGCGGAATTCACGTCGCCTACCCGCCGCTCATTGACGCACTCATTCGACAGGCCGAGCAGGTATCGGAACTGCCGGTGCTGCGGGTGCACTGGTACGACTCAGCCAGAGACGGCGTACCCGACTCCCAGCAGCAGGTCATCGGGGAGCTGCCCAAGGTCAAGTTACGGCTCGGCCGGTTCGGCGTGGACGGCCAGCAGAAAGGCGTCGACCTGCGTATCGGGCTCGACCTCGTGACGCATGCCCGCAACGCCGCCGCCGACGTCTTCATTCTCGTCTCGGGCGACGATGATCTCACCGAGGCGGTCGAGGAAGCCCAGGTCCACGGCGTGCAGGTCATCCTGCTCGCCGTCGCCAACAGCGAGAACAAGCCCCACGGCATGAGCCGGCACCTGATCCGGGCCGCCGACGGGCTCGAGATCCTGCCGCAGGAAACCATCGCTCAAACGGTAACGAAAGCCGAAACGCCCCCAGCCACGCCAGCCACGCCGCAGCCGGCAGCGATCGCCCAGCCAGACGTAAAGCCACGAACCAGAGCCACGCCCAAGGACCTCGCCGGCCTGGGCCGCTCCGACGTGGTCCGTCCCCCGTCGTCCGTGCTCGCCTACAGCGCGGCCACCGGCCGCGAGCCGCAACTCACCAACGGGTACCAGGACCCTGCCGAACTCGCCGAACAGATCGACCTCGTGGTCACCAACGTCCTGACGGCATTCCGCGCGTCCGCCACCGCGGACGCGCTGGCAGAACTCAAGGCAGGAAAGCCATCGATCCCGCGAGACATCGACAAAGCCCTGCTGACTGACCTATCCGACAGCCGCGGCGAACTCGACTTGAGCGAACGGACACGCCACCAACTGCGGGCACATTTCTGGACGAAAGCCGACGAGATGCCGTAATGCAGGTCATCAGACGCAGAGCCACCCGCTGCACCCGGCAGCACCCGTTGCGCCAACCCAGCCCAGCACAGCAGCGGGCCACGAGAGCCCGTCGACTACACGAAGTCACGCACATTGGAACCGCGGTTTCCGGATTTGCCGATGAGAGTACGTTCTGCAATTGCGACTTGAACTGTCAATTGGATTGCGCTCAGCCGCGGATCCCCCACTCGGTTGTGTCATCCGCAGGGGCAGACAAGGGATCCACCGAATGCGTCAGGATATACGATGGAAAGGATAAGGATAGCTGTATTGGCGATCAGGAACATACCCAAGCCTACCCGCCAGGACAGGTAACTGCTCCTTCGGCTCAGCCACGCACTATTCACCTTGAATTACCTGAAGGCATAGAAAAAATATTACAAAGAAGAATTTCTTCTACTTCGGAAGATCTGCAACGGCCTTAAGGATTTCGACAATCTCGACTGCAATTTCCTCTTTTTCAAATGCTTCCGCGAGTCGCTCATTTCCAAAGCTGGCCCCGAAGGTTGATTGTACAACCTGCCGAATCTTCGAGAGTAGCGTCTTCCCAGGAAGAATGGAGAGTCGCGTTTCAAGCGCCGGCCAGGCCGTTTCCACTGCCTCCCGAGCTTGTCTGTTTGCCTCGGCGACCCCAGCGCGGCGATCGTTTCTAGCGAACTCATCGACAAGGTATCGCTGTGAGATTCGGTCCGTTGCGGAGATGCGAAGGTCATCGCAAACTTCGTCAATCAAATTCCTCACGTCATTATCCGAGGTTGAAACCTGCAATCCTCTCTCCCCGCAGACGTCCTCGATGACGCGCCGGAGAACAGCAGGATCAATGAGATAGCTTTCTATGCAGTCGCGCTCAAAGATATGAAGGGGCCGCTTGGCGCTGGCAATCTGATCCGTGCGAACTTCGGCCATCCGGCCGTCACGGTCTTTAATTTGCAGCGTATTGAGTTTGACTCCGAGAACACCCTCGAGGACGTCGAGCTGCTGCAGATGCCCTTCGTTGTCGGAGCCTCCCGTCTGGACGATGACCACTCGGTCATCTCCCGTCAGTGCACGGATCTCCAAGGTCGCTGCGAAACGACCCAAGATCGCTTGATCCGTAGTTCCTTCGACGAACAGGCATCTCCGATTGGAGACCAATGCATACGCGTCCACATTGTCAATCATGCCAAGGGATTTAAGAATCGTTACGGGAGTTACTGCATATGTGGCGGACTCAGCTGCTCGGGCCCCGCTTTCGATGAGAATGAGTCTACTCGGGTCCACAAAATTGATGATCTCCTTGCTGTGGGTGGAGAGAACCACTTGGAACTGCTGGGTTCCAGCTACCTCGTCGAGAATTTCAACGACGACTCTTTGAAGCGCTGAGTGCAGATGAGCGTCTGGCTCGTCAAGTAGCAGTACGCTAGCGTCACGCGTGAGGATGAACGCGAGCATCTGGACTACTTGGACAAAGCCCGCCCCCGCGGAGTAGAGGTCGTGCCGAGTTCCCTCATCGTTGGCGTAGTCCGCACTGACAAACTGGTCGAAGGCACCGTCGAATTCGACGCCCGCAAGGCGAGCATTGAAGCGTTGACTTAGTATTTCTTGCAGCTGGTCGAATCGCTCGGGGCTCTCTTGACTCAGAAGAACAAGTAGATTCCTGAGAACCTCGTTGTGGCGTCCCGCGCTGATAAGTCCTCTTTGACGGGCGGCCGTCCTATATTCTTCGTCACGCACGATTCCGACTGAGCTTGGCACCCATACCGCAGGATGAGCCAGCAGCGCACTGAACGTATCCTCGCCGATTTCTTCCTGACTCTCAATTCTGCTGTTGATGCTGCCGAAGATTGATCGAACACCAAACTCGACTTTTGTCCCGTTGTCGAACTCAGCACCAACGATGGCGGGAACGTTCGTGTTCCTTCGCCTCGTAATGCCGTGATAGAACAAGTCTTTTGGGGTCGCAACAGGAAGAATAGCCGGATTGAGGAGCTTTCCTCTGTCCCGTACGCGGTCTCCAGCGGCATGCACTTTCAATAGCGAGTAGAAGAGGTCAATACCTTGAAGAAGGGTTGACTTTCCTGCATTGTTTGCGCCTGCCAAAACGTTGAATCGTCCAAGGTGGACTTCGAATTGCTCAAAACCCTTGAAATTGCGAAACCAGACTTTCCGGATGTGGGGGGCGGGTTTCGTAGACTCTGGTGGCGGGCTGACGAGAGCCTTCGGAACGCGTTCACCGGTGATTCTGGTTTCGTCATCTAGATCCGCACCTGACTCGCTATCTAGATCTTGTTCGTCGGGGAGTTCCGCCGGGTCGTTGTCAACTGTCACGCAATGCAAACTATCAGTACTCGCCGAGTTCGCGAGGCCGGTGCGGCCGCGGCCGCAATCGCTCGCGCTACCGATCTTGGACGACGCCCGCATCCAAGATCTTCTTCTACCTCGGTATCCGGATCTGCCGCGAACCGGTGCTCGGACCGTCACTTTCAGTGTCGAACCCAC